ATGAATAATTTTGGAGCTACCTAGATGGGAAGCAAAACAAACCGTAAGAAGACGGCCCGCGGGAGAACGCATGATGTAATTATTTTCTTTAATTAAAGCAGAATGGTCAATATTAGAGAAATGAACATATACATCTTCTGTGATTAATCTTATAGAAGACAAAATAACCTCCAACAATTTAATATATTAAAACAATATTCTAATATAAGTATAACACAACAATACTACATTGTCAAGTAAAATTATAGGGAGGATAAGTTGATTGTTGACTTATCCTCCCAAAACTTATGATACAAATTACGTGGTCTTCTCGATCAAAACCAGACCATTATAATCACCATCTCCTGAAGTAAGTGCCCACTTGAAGTCGAACCAATATGTGACTACCAGTAGATCGGCCCTACGACCGGCTTTATGCTCCACGTCAGCCTCGATGTTCCCGAAGAAGCCCGCAAAGGCACCATTCATATTCGCCAGAATAGCCTTTTCACCAGTCAGAAGCATTCTTTTAATAACAGGAATGCCATGAAGATGAACAACATTCTTGAGACCCAGAGAAGGAACGTCCTCGATATCGTACCCTACCATATTCTTATCAGCCGATTTTTTGGCCGCCGATAAGAAATTAGGCGATGCGAATATAATAAGATTTTCCTTATCTTCATCTTCTCCATACACGCCCAAACTATTCTGCGCCTCTGCAACGGCGTCCAGAATATTCTGAGCATTAGAAGTAGTATAACCAACCGGAGTGGCCTCAGCGGTTCCTGCGGCTGATAACACTTCAATACCATCCGCCACTGTAAGGGGATTAGTTGCCCCAACGGCAGTTGTATCGCCCTTGATAGCGATTTTATCGGCAGTACGCGCAATAGCCCTAGCAATTTTACTTCTAAAAAGATTTTCCATTTGGAGCTGCGGATACTGCTTTACCTGTTTAGTTTTCAGGTAAATATAGGTTCCGAGTTCTACAGGAGCCAAATCAGGCGACTTTACATCGAAAGTCATCTCATTTAAAGTAGTGATATCAGCAGTATTATCAATGCGATACACCCTATCCAGAGATTCCTCTCCAATCACGGGAACCGTACCCTCATTTACTATTTCAATAAACTGGCCCCGAGACTCAATCATCCGAAGGACGAGTGACTTCTCTACAGCTTCTTGAACAATTTTGTCAACCAACTCTTTAGGGAGATTGGTTGCCCCACCAGCAGGAATTAAGAAATCCATTTTAGGTTTCCTCCTTATTATTTTCCTGTTTTCACAAGACTTATTTTCGTGTGATTAAATTGCTGAAAAATGATTCAGCGTTTCCGCCCGTTAATTTCTGTTGGGCGACCTGTCTTACTATATCTCCGTTATCAACCTCAATAGACTTTCTTACGTCAGCCATTTCAGACTTTAACGTCTTAACATCTTCCGAAGTCGCCTCGTTTGTAGCCATCCTGATTTCTAGCTTAGCCATCCTCTCTGATAACTCGCAATTCTTCTGAATGAGTTCTACGATTTGCCCATTTAAGGTAGTATTTTCGACCTTGACGGCATCCAATTCAACCTTTAAAGCATTTTCGAGTTTCCCAGCTACGGGATCAGATTCTTTGCTAGAATCAGCAATTGCTATAGTAGAAGTTGGTTCCACGTGTTTTACCCCCATTTTGGGATCTTCCGTAGCCGTCTCTTTACTATCTTCAACAGGCTTCTCCTCGGCTTTCTTGCAAGTGCAATTTGCCCTATCTTCGCATTTACACTCACCATCCCGGTTCAACGCCTTCTTTTTGAGAATTTCCCGAAAATCGATTCTACGGGCCTCAGCATCTTCCAAAATACCACGATTCACTAATTCGCGTGAAAATTTATTTACATCCTCGGCACTCAGGGCTTCTGGATTGCCCGGAACAGGTACAGCAGAATATTCCAGTAATTCCCACTCAGCAATAACCCAAATCCCCCAGAACGCATTGTCTTCAAACTGCTTCTGCGTAATTATCAACGCATTAAGGTTGTATTTCTTTTTCAACTCCTCAAAATTCACAGGAGTAATTTCCTCAAAGGTCTTCGGCATAAAACCAATTGACCATGCATTCAAAAAACCATCCCTATAGGCGTTGAAAACTTTTACAGATAACGCATCATTCTGATTGAATTCCGTAGTAACTGAAAGCTCGTCCTCGCCAACCTGAAGATCTACGCACCGCCCAATGGGAACTTGTATTGTAGATTTATCCATATTGTGCGACCAAAGAACAACAGGATTATTTGTAAAGTGCTTTACATCGGCACCTTTAGGGAGAACAACTGTCATATACCTATCTAATGCCTTAGTGTTTATTACGTGTGTAATTCTAAAGTTCTCTATATCAACACTTCGGACTAAAGTATTTACAAAATTTCTTTCCTTAATTCCAGCAGTAATCCGCATTATTTCTAACTCCTTCCTTAAAATTTATTAATTATGTATCCGACTGCTTAGCCAAGATAACTTTTGCCTTTACTACGTCACCCTGACGGGATGTAACAGTATACTGAACCACAACACAATTCGTATATGTGGCCGCGGGAATACCCCCAGCTCGATAACCCGCAAGTAATTCTACTGTAACTGGTTGCCCGTTCTGCGCAATAGTATCAACAGCATACGTATCGTCAGCCTTATACTCAGCCGAATCTACAGTAATTGTCAATTCGCTATTTCCATGAGCTACATAAATTGGATACTGCCTATCGGCAGCAAAATGCTTAATGGGATTAAAATCAAAATCAACTTCTATCCCCTCACAATACGCTATTTCGTGAGTACCAATAAGAATACGCCCCACATTCGCCTTTAGATCTGGCATAGCTAGTACCTCCTTAAAATTTTAATATTCACCCATTAAATACGAATAAGCGGGTAAAATATTTATATTGTTACACCTAAATACATAAAATTAGTTGTCACTACTAATCTACGATTAAATTTTAAACCCTATTTTTCCAGTAAATAAATCCAAATATATATTATTTGATAGCATCTTTAAACGGATAAATTTACCTGACATTTTATCTATAGTATTATCTATTAATGGTAATGTCGTAGTAATATCCGCAACATTACTATAATCACCAATTCCAGCTATATTGATAGCTTGAACTTTATATTTATAATCCGTGGTAGGCGTAATCGTAGTATCCGTATATTCGACGTTAGTATTTCCAGTATTATCAACCAATACGATCCACGCTTCACCTAAAGTAACGTTTTGTCTCCAAATTTTATATCCAGTGACAGAATTGCCATGATGTAAAGGAGCGTCCCAAACCAATAATACAGAATCTCCCGCTATACCAGCTACTAAATTTAACGGCGAGGGAAGTGTTCCGTAAGAATATGTTGGAACAGAAAAATTACTTGTCCATCTTGCTATCCCCTTAGAAATTCGTACTTCATCGACGCGGGCCCTCCCCGTGCCTGGCCCCCCTGAAGGGAAAAGCAAGGATAATGTCGATGTATAATTTTCAACAGGTTCTGTAAATGCCTGACTTGCGAGTAAACTACCATTTTTAAACATAAATCCCGTATTACCAGAGCGTACAATTGCAAAATGAGACCATGTGTCAATTGCTAAAGATATAATACTTGTAAAATTGGCAGCTTCATTAACTTGGAACGTCAATTCATACTGGGCCCCAGAATTAGCCAGATACAACGCAACGTTTGCGGCACCGAAAAACTGGGAATATAAATAACACACTTTAGATGCGGAGGGTAAAGAAATAAAGTTTACCCATAGATCTATCGTGAAATCACCCGTACCGAAAAACCAATCGTCGTGATCTGGTACAGAAAGATAATCTCCCGAATTAGCAGACAGACCACAAGAATCACCGAATTGACTTTGAGACGTATCTAACTGGAAAGATCCGTTGGATGTTATAATATGTGATGAGGATGAAGAATCTAAAATAGTAGAAGAACCATTACTGCCGTCCATGTGTAACATTAATTTGGTATAACTATCTAAAAAAGAAAAATAAGAATTTGTTTTAGTGCTGGAAGAAGCCGATGAGGAACTTGTCCCTTGTGCATTTATCGCACTAACTCTATAATTGTATTGTGTGTTATATGTAAGCCCTGTATTGGAATAAGTCGTTG